CCTTTTTTTCTACAATTTCACCCTGTGCGTCCTCTGTCTCAGTGGAAACATAACCATAAACCATTCGTTTCTTCTTATCAACTTTCGTAAACGGTATAAAAACAGTCATTGTATTATCTAATACTGTTTTCTCAATCTTCTTCTTTTTTGGCGGCTTTCCACCGTGAACTCTTCTCCATTGGCTAAAACAAACTGCTAATCTTTGCTTTGAATTTGGAAACTCTCTTTTTTCTGAATTTCCTTTCTCGTCAAAAAATTCATACTCTAGCACTCCTTTTTCTGCAGGGTAATCCTCTTTCATAACCTCGTCGCTCATACAACGAGCAATAAAATCTTTTTGGCTTTCGCCTTTTCTTGGTTTTGGCAATGGCATAATTTTTATCCTCCAAACCATCCACCGTGAGGCACTACTGGAATATCGTAATCCAGAGTGCACTTGCAAAGCGGATGGGCTGGCGGTCTTACATTTCCAGAAGAAAAAGTTTCATTAATTCCTATTTTGCCTTCACCTTCATTGCCCATACATATAGGACAAACTCTGGCTCCGGCTGTTAACCATCTTTTATGCGTCGCTCCATTTTTCTGAGCAGTAGTAAATTCAGCTAAGTTTAAAGCATTTGCTGTTTCTGTAAAAACTATACTTTCGACTCTACTCTTAAAAGTATCTGACAATTTGGCTCTAATCACATTAGCTATTTCAGGATTTGTCAACCTTTCTTTTTTTCCTTTCCAGATAGCCTTTACTATCCATTTTTTTGTCGTATCGTCTACAGTCTTTATCAAGTAATCAGAACGACGTGCCAGCTGACTGATAAATTCCTTATCTATCAGCTCGAACGTTCTTCTGATCTTCATTTTATCAAGAAACGCCTGACCTCCACGCTTTGCTACGAGATGGTAAAAACCTATAACGCTTCCTACTTTCAAGAAATTCGATAATGGCTTCCATTCTTTTTCTACTTCATTCATTATTTCTTCTTCATCTTTCTCTGTCATTATTTCTTCTTCCTGCTTGCCTATTCTGTCTTTTATATTTTTTAAAACATCAGTTCTTAGAAATTGTGATACCTGAACAATCATAGCCTCGTAAATCTCCTGCCTCAACTCTCTATACTTTTTAGTTCGCAGAAGTCCGTCAAGAACTGGATTTTCTCTACCCGGCTTTGCCATTTCACACAATAGCTTTAATTTGCTCGTCAAAAACCTTTCCAATATCGGATCTTGACTTAACAAATTTAAGCTGAGCTTCAATAAGTTTTTTTACATCATCGTCAATAAATTTAGCCTCAAATTTTCTAAATTTCCTTCCTTTTCTAAAATCATTTAAAACTTTTCTTTTCCACTGATTCAATTCTGTCAATGAATCATTTGCTGTTTTTTCTTCTTTTTCCTTTTTTTTCTGTTGCTGAAACTTACCACTTGTCAAATCTTCTACAAATACTGGACCATCTTTTGTCATAATATACGGCTTTAACCCTATTGGCTCAAGATCATTCTGTTGCCTCCACTCATCACCTCCTATAAATCCTAACGGAGCAAGCAATTTAGTTTTCTCTGCGTCTCTTAATTCGTCCTTCCTGTCAAGCCCTACCCATTCCCACTCTAATTCTGGCAAACCAATATCATTTGCTATTACGTTATCAAAAATTTCTTTTAGAACATTCAACAACGGTTCAAGTCCAGTTCTTAATTGAATTTCTTGCTGAACTTCTCCAGTAGCTTTGTTAACATCCATCGTAAATCCTATTTCTTGCGGTTGAACATCAAACAAAGCACAAGTCTTCTTCAATAGAAACAGTTCATATTCCATATACTTCATATCTTCTGGTTTCTTTGTCTGTATAAGTCCGACTCCTTTTCCGCCGGGCATAAATTTAATTCTTTGCTGGAACTTTGGATTACCTGCTAGTTGAGCATCAAACCAAGTTTGAAACTCCCGAATTTGCTCTGGGCTCCAAGTCTCCGGCAGGCTAAAAAATCCTTCAGGAACATTTCCTTCTGTCAACATACTTAAATTATAAAGCTGAGAACGTAAAGCGGCATCTATTCCAAGTATTAAACTTTCAATAGGAGACAGCCCGTAAGGAGTATTCGTTCTTGGATTCATCATATCGTAAATCAATTCGTCAGTAGTAAATCTTGCAACAACTTCTCCGTTTATTACCTGTTCATAAGCAGGCTCTGGCGGCTCTGGAGTACTTCCATCTTCGTTTATTTTTAGTCTAATAGTCGCAGCATCCACGTTTACAAGTTTTAAAAGTTTTCCACCTCTTGATACTTCTTTCCAAATTGCTACTGCATCAAGAACTAGTAAATCTTCTACTATTCTATCAACAAACCTTCTAAATCTTGAATTAACTCCGCAAGGATTTTGAAAGAACGTAGTAACTTCGTCAATCTTCTTCTTTACACTTTCTGGTTTTGTCTTTGGATCAGATGGAATAATATGCCAATCAGTTTTTTGTACCTGTCTTTTACGTCTGTTTATACAAGCCCTTGCAACATCATACCTTTCTGATAACTGCCTCAAAGTTTTAAAATCAACAGCACCTTTAAATTTTCTTTTAAACTGGGGAACTAAATTATAAGTATTTGGGGATTCGAAAAGCCTCGGCATCCCCTCAATTCTATCTTGTTGAGTCTTTATAATTTCATCTTTCTTTTTGATTTCTGTTTTTAACGGCTCCAATGCTGGCTCAACAAATTTCTTTTTAATAAAACTGACTAGAAAATTAGACATAGAAAAAGACAGCTTCTTTACTAATACAATTCACTCACATCACACTTGTGAGTCAACATATTAGCAAGTAATGAAGCTGTCGTGCAGTCGCCTGCTCCAAAGGTCGAAAAAAAAGCAGGTTCAATACTTACTACTTTTAGTATATACATAAATAAAACTGCTTGTCAAGCTTTTAACTGTGGATAACTCAACGTAACCACGGTTAAACATCCTGATACAGTAGTTATAACACCGCATTTACATCTTGCCTCTCTCGACAAGCTATCAGTAACAATAAACTGTCCATTTTTTGTTTCTACTTCTAGAATAGATTTTCCTACAGAAAGAGCTAATCGTCTATTGCAAACTGGACATCTCCAGTCTTGTATTTCAATTTTGCTTTCTTCTGTTATCATTTTTTACTACATCACAAATTCTTACTACGCCGTCATTTCCTTTAACGGCAACTTTTCCTTTTGGCAATTTACTTATCATCTTCTTTTCGTAATTAGTAAAATGAAGTCCGATGCCACCGCCATTATCGTGTCTACACCATCTAGTTCCGTCTGGTCTGTAACCACCCTCTAGCTTATATTTCCAAGGCTTTCCGCATACGCTACAAATCTTTTTTCCTTTATTACAGAAAAGTTTATCTTTCTTTTTTAATCGGAATATCGAAATAAATAGATTTTTTATTTTCATAATGAATACACTTTTTAAACTTAATACCACAAACAGGACAAATAGAATTTCTGCCTAATTTACTAAAATCTACGCCTTCTTCTTTTTTGGCAATCTGTCTATCTATAATGACCTGTTCGTAGCCTTTATCAAAAAGCAGTTTCCATTTATCGCCTATTAACCTTCCACCCCAAGACAGTTCTTTTACCCACTTATATGCTTTCTCTGCGATTTTTGCAGTTTTGTTTTTGTTCTCTATAGCCCACTCCATTTTATCAACAAGGTCATCAACATCAGTAACTGGTCTAACTCTATCATTATCATTTGCAAGAACGGTATAATCGCTTGTCTTAACAAGTATACCTCTTTCATTACTTCCTATAATTTCTGGCAAAGAAGTATTATTTGGCATTACAATCAGTTTTTTGGCAGCCATTGCTTCTACGGTAGACAATCCCCAACCTTCACCGAGCGTAGTAGAAACAACACAATCAACGGAATTATACAATTCATTAACCACAGAAATAGGAAATCCTTTGTTGGCACCAAATATTCTAGGATTTGGAAATCCCCACTCATCTCCTTGAACAAGTTGTAATTGCTTGCTTGCTTCTATCAGGTTAAGACCTACATCTTTATACTGGCAATGAAAGTAAAAATATACATCATCTTTTCCTTTTGCTCTCCTTCTGTCAAGCAACTTCTTAAATGCTAACATACTTCTAAACAAATCTTTTCTTGGCTGATTTCTGTTCAAATTCATAAAAATAAATTTATCAACATTTTTCTTTCCAAAGAAATTCTGTCTTAATTCTCTAACCTTCTTTTTGTCTTCAATCGGATAAAAATCTTTCAAGTTCACTCCGTGATAAATAACATTCAGTTTTGCTGACAGCAGAGCAAATTTTCTTTTATTCTCTTCTCTTTTTTCATCTGTTAACTTACTATCTTCATCTACTTTATAAATCTTCAAACACTCATCATATCCATATTTCGTATAAGCAACAGGATAATCAGCTAAAAGAACACTATTGTCAATCCACGATTTAGACGGTGTAGCGTCAATCGGGAAATAATAAATCCATCTGAACTTTTTATCTGCGGGCAGGGCTTGGTTCGTTTCTACAATCTTTTCTCCAAGCGGAACCATAATAAACGCATCCTGAAGAGTAAAAAGCAAATCATATTTACCAGTTCCAAGCATATCAAGAAGTTTCTGCCTTCCATATAAATCCTGATAAGCTGGATCTGGTATCAACGGATTAAAAGCTGGATACAATTTATAAGGAAATTCATTTCTATCGTAATAATTCCCATCAAAATTTATAGCAAGCCAATCAATATCGTATTTTCCAGTATCATACAAAACACGGATTACATTTTTCAAAACCTGAGCAAAGCCTGTAGCACAAGTCGGTGAGTCTCCATAAACTAAAAGTTTTATTTTTTTATCTTTTTTGTTGCTGTCGTTGACTATCTTGCTCTGGCTACTTTTTTCTACATTTTTTAATAAATTATTTGACTTCTTCTTTTTAAACAACATCATATTGTTTTACCCATCTAAAATTTCTAGACGGATCATTAAACGGATTAGTAAATTTTTCAAAGCCGGGATCACCTCCCCACTTTTGTCTGTAGTACGAACGACATCTTTCAAATTTTTCTCCATCAACCATACCTGCCGGAAAACCATCTTGATTTTGCGTCCTTGAACCAAAATGATAAAACATAGCTGGAGGATAACAAATAGCTTTTTCATTCGCCAATTTAATTCTGTAATGCATATCGTTGTCTTCAAAATAAGCAGGATCAAATCCTTGATCAAACTCTCCTACAACATCAATCAATCTACGGTCAACCATAAAAGCAGAAAAATTCGGATGCTCTGACTCTGGAACATCTTTCTTGTCGGGCATATCGTTTATATCTTCTGGCACAATGCATTCTTCTCTTACATCTAAACAGCTTGCCAATAAAACATCCTTTTTATTCATTCTTTCTACAAGCTCTATAACGGCTCTATTGTGAAACAATACATCGTTATTTATCACAAAAACATACTCATAACCTCTTCTTAAACTATCCTTAATTCCGTAATTCCACGCAAATGATAATGAACGCTTATCGTCAAACCTTACTATCTCTAAATTTTCTAATCTATTCTTCTCTTCCTGTGCCTTCATAAACGTCTCATCAGTAGAGCCATTATCAATCAACAAAATTCTCCATTCGTCAAGAGGTGTCATAGCAATTTCTAACGAGTTAATACACGGCTTTGTGTACTGAAACCAGAGATTAACCACTGGTATTACTATCGATACTTTTTTCATATAATTGGTTCTAAAAAATTCTTTATAATGTTTGCTATTAGCCAGTAAAGATAAATAACTAATACAAAATAACAGACTGCCGATAAAAGAAACGTCCACCTTATTTTTGGCTTACAATATCTACGACCTTTAATTTTGAATTTCTTTCTCATATTTCTTTAATTGCTTTTTCCCAACGTTCAAAAGTATCTATTGGATAAAACCTTCCTCTACTTTTATAAGCATAAACAAAACCTGTTTCTGTCAGTTTAGGAAAAATATCTCTTTCAAGCATTATAAATTTCTTTTTACTTTTTACAAAATCTAATGCCATTTCATTTATTACATACGTTCCTGAACTGATATACTTAGTCTTTGGCTTTTTTGGTTTTTCTACGAAACTTAATACTCTACTTTCTTTATCACACTCTACGACACCAAAAGTCCTCGGGTCTTTAACTTTAACCAATCCAATCGTTACAAGAGCATTTCGTCTTCTATGAAAACTAATCATATCGGTCAAATTTATATCTTTAATTTCATCTCCGTTACTTACAACAATATCTTCAGGAGACTTAAATCTAAAATACCAGTATAACCAACCGGCAGTTCCCATAGAACGTGATTCTAACTCAAACCTTATTCTTGGAAATTCTCCTTCTCTATCTTTAATATAATCTAAATAATACTCCTTTCTCCATTTATCAAAATTCCAGCATTCATCTCGTGGAATTACAATCGTAATATCCTCTATTTTATGATAGAGAAACAAATCAACAATATAATTCAAAATAGGCTTTCGTTGTACAGTCAGCAAAGGTTTTGGAATTTCTAACGTAACTGGGTGAAGTCGTGCACCTTTGCCTCCTGCTAATATAATTCCTCTCATAAAAATTTAACGTGTTCCAATTTTTTAGCTTTATATAATGCTTTATTTATTTCGTGGTTTTTACAACAATTCTGGCAACTCGGAATAACTTTTATCTTTTTCGGAACTCTCTTCCAAATTTCTTTAAAACTTTCTTTGTTAAGATCTCCAAAAATAAATCTTTCATCTTGCATCATATACAAACAACTTCCTAATCTTCCTTTCCAATCTATCGAAGGACAAAAATGATAACCGTAACAATACTTATAACTTCTCGGCTTAATTGCTTCTTCGTACTTATATGGCGTCA